TTCCCATTCCCAAGCAGTTGGTGCTGAATTCCGGCTCGATGTCGCCCAATAGATAGCCTTCTTGGTCTCATCGACGTTCCAGCCATTCTTTTCAGCGAATTCCGGGTCTTTAATAAATTGATAAAGCTGCGTCGTCGTATAACGGCGTCGAGCAATCGCATAATCCACGTCATCTTCATTGGCTGGCGTGTTGCGCGGAAGGATAAAATCCGCGAGGCCGCAGACTTTCCAGCGCCAGTCCCAGTCATCCTCAAAATAAACCACTCCCAATCCATGAACGACAAACTCGCGAGCCAGGGCCTGATTGTTGAATTCAAACCGATGCCAGGTTCGCAGGAGACGATCGAACTCTTCGCTCATTATCTGATTCCACTCGACTCGCACTTGCGGATCGCCTTCGAGCGTCTCGACCTGCGCAATATAGTCAACGGAGCTGGTAAGATCGTTGTACGGAGCCAGGGCGCTTTCAATGATACTGGCACCCTCCAGCATGTTCATGTTGGTTCGCTGGGATTGCCCTAGATTATCCAGTTCCGCTTGATCATACGGAGGAAACCCGTCCAGCATCTCATTAACCCGAGCACGGTTATAAGCGTTCGAGCGATCAGCCTGCCAAGCAGCAGTCCAAAGCGCCCAGGCGGCAAAAACATCGCTGAGCCGGGACCCTTTTGGTGTATGACCTTCATAATCAAGATTGGCCAGCTGGTCCTCGGTCAGCGCGTTCATACCGGTAAGGTCTCCTGAACAAGCTCTGGCTCTTCAACCGCCTCTTTTCGCGACGTCAATTGCTCACGCATGATTTTCATAAGGCTCCCATCCTTGCACCCATGATGAACAACTGCTGTTGGCGATACCGGCCTGACCGTTTCAGGAATAACCGTGCCGTTGGGTGTACGTTCGCCCTGAATAACTCCGGTTTCTTTATCCAGCCGGTATTTCCAGCTACGCCACTCATGATGAATCAAACTGGTCGAGGCGGCGTACTTGATGATGTCCCATTGCCAATAGACGTCAAAAGCAATCGGGGCAAAAGGAATCGTCTTGTAAAGGATTGAATAACGAGGAGCATCCTTGGGATAAATTGAGCTTCCGGTCATATGAACACCGTCGTCATAAACCTCGCCATTGGCCCTACGCCAGTGGGTAGGATGAATAAAGCCTAAGAAAGGCCGCTGCACCCGCCGGTACTCGTCGTATAAAGCGTTGAGCCAATTGGGTTTAAGCGGAGTGTTATCTGGCTCAAAAAAATACCAGCATTCGCAAGGGATCTCTTGCCAAATTTTGTACATGGTCGAATAAAACATCATATTCGGACCAACCGGCCACCCGTCTTTATGATTGATCAGGTAATAAGTGGTCGTTTTGGCAAATTGATCCCCTATTGCCTGCAGAATTTTATTAGCCATCTCCTCGCAATGATTGGGAGTTACCAGTAATAGCTCGTGACTCTTGTAAGGGCCGACCAATTCCAGGTATTTTGCCAGGTTTAATGCAAGTTTTGCGTCTTGTGTATGAAACGGGAGAACTAAAAGCATTCTAAACTCCTTCTTTTATCAACGGAATTGGCCACTAGCAAGGTCATTCCCATACCTTAACCTAGGAGCTGTGATTCTAGCAAAACGCTTAATCTTCTGCATGACAACCCTTTGCGGAAGAGGCTCTCCTTTATTCTGAGGGCTATCCGGAAATATGCGAATACCTTTTTCACCCCCTGGAATTGCCCCAAGCCTGGTACGGCAAAGATCTACCAGGATCATGGCTGCATCCGCCACATCCGGGCTCTTCTGCGTCCGGGAAGCCATGTCGGCCTTGGATTCCACCCGAATACGAAGGCCGCTGGAATGCTTGACCGTCACATAATGTCGAGCGGTGAGCTCTTTAGCAAGCTCAGGGGTGACGCCTTTAAGCTGATAATTGCGTAAGAATTCCTGACCGACATACCAAAGCTCGCTGACCCGGTCAGCATACCGCTCGTTAGCCGGTTCCTGACTGAACATGCTGACGGGCATGTCAGTAGCCAGCCCACTAAAGGAAACAGCCAATACGTCCGGGTGCCAAATGCGATGTACAATATCAGCGAAAGTGATCCCGCCTCCTGTACCATCAAAAGCCGCATGCTCAGGGGTGACCCCACGCTTTTCACAAAACTCCTTGAATTTCCGCGCGATCTGGAAATTCCGTGGTTCCTCCTTGTTCGTGACATCCTCTTCCAAGATGACAAGTTCCGAGTAATAAATAACCATCCGCCCGTCACGATCACGCCCGTAATGCCCGATCCAAAGAGCGCTTCGGGCACCACCATTTGTAAAGCCGGGATCAAGTGCAGCCACAATCGTGGGTGGTTCCGTTCCCCAAATAACAGTCTCGCTCGCCCTGAATTTGACCATGTCAGGTTCCGAATAGATCGCCGTCTCATCTCCTGTCGGACACCAGAACCCCCGGAACATCCGCCAGAAGGCAAGGCCATTCTGATCCATTTTCTCTTGTGCTTCACGTATCTGGGCGACTCCGATAATCGGCCAGGTATCTTTTTGAGCAATCCAGTTAGGACTTTTGAGAGCATCAAAGTGTAGGCAGTATCCTCGTTTAGTCTGCCACTCCTCATCTTCGACCGTAATCGATCCCCATCCGTCGAGAGGTTCGGAGAGAAGTCCATGTGGATCATAAAGTGAATTGGGGTTGCCAGAAGCGATTAGCTGGAAGTATGGGTTAAGCGAAAGGTTAGACTCGGCAGCTTGAATAAGGGCCTCGGAAAGTTCGGGCAACTCATCAGCCAAGAGGAAGACACGCTTGTTCTTCATACCGATGATCTTTCCCACAGCTTCGCGCTCCTTCTTTTTCTCGCCGGCCAGCAGCGATATACCACAGCGATCGCTGGAATAGACCTTACCGTTAAATTCAAATCGAATGATGCCAGCCGAATCTACGAGCTTGCCAGGGAGGCCGTCTACGGATCGCCAGTAATCGCAGATTGCCCCCCAGATCCGCCGCCGGCTATCCTTAAGAGAAGTAGACGTAACCAGAACCAGGGTATCAGCCGGGGCGCAGATAAAATTGATGATCCCCCATAGGGCGCAAAAGTCTGTTTTTCCAGAACTGCCACAACCGGCTAACGACAGGTAACGATGTACACTGGCGCACTGCGCCATCCGCACCGCCCACGGGTGCCACTCGAAAGGCTTCTTCGAATCCTTACCCCAGAAAGCCCTGACACACCGGATAAAGTGTCGCCATTTCCCCAACCCTCCACTCTCCTCGGTAAACCCATCCCGAAAAGCTACCAACTCCATTTCGATATCCCCGATTCCAGGACGGAATCGACGTCCATACTTTAAAATTCTACCATCAGAAACTTGACTTGTTGTTTCCACCGGAGTAGAAATTTAAGACGTGAAACTGATCATCCCCCAGACCAACTTCAAACTTCGGACTGAACCCGATCGAGTGATCATCGATACCAACGTAGAAGAAAAGATCGATCGAAGTTTAGAACGCATTGAAGTCGCCAGGCGGCTTAATAAAAGCCTACGTATGGTAGATGTTTATCGGCGGCTGCCTGGAGAAGCAAGGTTGCGCAGTGAATTAACCCCTGACCGTCGTGTCGTCATCAAAGAAAGTGAACTTGTTCGATGGATCAATTTTTTAAAAACCAAAGAAGGACGCGGACTTTATAATGGACGTGCTAGCAGCCTTCGACCCCGGAAAAAACGGGGGAGTAGCCTGGAGGAGCTCGAAGGGGATTTTTCAGGCCTTACCCTTACCTAAGGTACCACGAGAACTTGTTGACCTAATCAAAACAATCAACCCGACCGATTCAATCATTGAAGCAGTCGGCGGTTACACAGGAGACGAAGAAAAATCGACCGGAGCGAGGATGTTTCAATTCGGATACGCAGCGGGAGGGCCTTACTGGACGCTGCTCACACTTGGTCTTCGGGTCCGATTCGTGACCCCGCAAAAATGGCAGAAAGCGATGTCCCTAGGCAACCGCAAGACATACGGAGACCAGTGGAAAAATCACCTCAAGACACGTGCGTCGGATCTGTTCCCTTCGATTATAGTATCCTTGAAGACAGCGGACGCACTCCTGATGCTGGAAGCGATGCACCAAAAGAAGATTTAAAGGAGGTGGTGCCTCATGCTGCCGGAACACGGCCAGATTTAAATCAAGAACCCCTGCCGTTGGAAGCAGGGGTTCAAGAACAAGGAAACAATGCATTAATCAACGCGGAAAACAAAATAACTCCACTACTGGCAGAAAATGCCACACCGATCATTGGTTGCAAGGGGTTACTGAATCGCAAAGAAGTACGCCTCACCGCATTACGCCTGATCAACGAGCGTTTTCCCAGTGAAAGAGGCAAGCTTTTTAGCCGGGTAAGCGATAAATTTATCGACCGGCTGGAACTCGCGGTTCAAACCGAAATGCTGGCAGCCATCAGTCGACATCCATCGCCAGTAGTGAGTCCAACGGTAAATCAAAGCCCATGGACCCAGAAGACTACCCCGAACTCGAACACGCCCCCTACAGCCCCTCCAACTTAAAAAACTTCGCTCTTTGCCCCAGCTGGTGCCAGGGCGATACCGAAGAAGCCGGGGAGCAAGCCGCCCGACGAGGGACCGCGATCCACAAAGCATTTGAGACAGGGGATCTGTCCCATTGCCAAACCGAAATCGAAATCGCCTGCGCAAAGAAAGCCATTGCTTATGTCGCCCTCGTCAAACGGCAA